GAGTACAGATGCCCGAGGAACTCATCGATGTCGATCTCCTCGCCGCTGCGCATCGGTCGCCCGAGCATGCGCGCGATGAGTTTCCCGAGATTGTTCTGGGTCGTGAGCCTCGTCGGCGTCCAGGCGCTCGCGGACTTGCCAGCATGCTCACCTGATGCGACCTGGAACTCCCAGGCGAACGACGGGCCCGCGTCAGGGAATTTCGCCGATGCCGGCATCTCCTTGCGTTCGCGCAGTGTTGCTAGATACTGCCCCGGCGGCAGTGACTCATACACATCGACTCGCATTTTTGTAGCCACAATCACACCCCTCCAACCAACTGATACCGATAGATCGATCCCCTCGATCCATCACCTGACTGTCGGACTCGCCCCGACACCATCAGCTCGTGCAGCAGACGCTCGGTGCGCGCCTGCGGTAGCTCGCATTTGACGGCCCACTCGCGGGCGGTCATAGGATTCGCGTCGAGGACGGCCAGTAGGCGAGCGCGATCACGCGACTGCTCCGCGCTCCGTAGGTCGCCAGCGACGACATATCGACCCTCGACCAGGTCGATTACCAGATCTTTTGGCACATGTGACGCGCGACTGTCACCGGACAGGTGACGCATCGTTGACTCGCCATCGCCATGCATTTTGCTGAGGTTCAGAATGATCTCGGCGAACCCGTTGAACGCGATGCTGCCACGGCTCGAGGTGATCGTGTCATCGCCCGCGGTCACGCTCTTGCGTATGTGATGCACTAGCACGATCGCGACCCCACTCTTGTTGAGCGCCCATAGTGGCTGCAGCGCGTTATCGACATCGGTGGCGTCGTTCTCGTCCGAGATCGGGAGATTGCGACTCATAGTGTCGATGATCAATACCTCGGCGCCGAATGCCTGGCAATCGGCGACAGTAGCTGTGACCCACTCCGACCACTGCACTCGTGTCGGCCTGGAAGGGAACGGCCGGACATACCATCCGCAGTAATCAGCGATCCCGAGATCCGCGATGCGCTGGGCGATCGTCGGCTCATCCTCTTCGGACATCACGAGCACTTTGCATGGACGCGTCGCCCGCTCCAGGAAATCCTCGCCCGTGCCGAGGGCGCGGATCATGTGCGCCAATAGGGTCGTTTTGCCGGCCTTGGGGTGCGCGCTCAGGATCGTCGTCTGGCCGGCACTCAGGATCCCGTGCACGATCCATCGCTGATCATCGTCAATCCTGCGCAGCTCGCTCGATAGCTTGTATCGGCGAGTCGGTGCCGACTCGGGAGACTCGGTCGTGCCCGTGCGCGGCGCAGCCAGGACGCCACAAGGCGCGGGCTCCGGCGCATACCCGAGGTCACGCAGCTCGCGGGCGCAGTCGGAGAAATTTCCGCCATGTCGCAGGATCGCGCGCGCGCCGAAAAGCGAGTATGTTTTGCCGGCCTCGAACGGGGACGCGTTCGACGAGAACACATACAGCAGAGATCCGCCAACATCACCGCGGCAGTGCCCGGTCGTGGCCGATGTCCCCTCATCCTTGCCTGGCCGACGCCAGCGCGTGATGCCCGCGTTCGTGCCGAGCTCGACCCATCCCTCTGGCACGAGAAGGTCGCGCCACTCGCCGCGTGCGTTGTAGATGTTGCCGGGCCCGTCACCTGCTGGATCGACTGGTCGCTGACTCGGAGCGGGAGTCGGCAGGGACTTCGAGGCGCCCGTCGCGACCAGGGCGTTCATGCGCTCGCACATGCTCAGCAGTTGGGTGACCGCGGATGTCGGCCACACGCATGCGTCGTCCGATCCGTGATATCGCATCCATGTGTACGGCCGCATGCTGGAGTGCACCTCGGCCCGAGATCCCGGCGCGACGACATAGTGTCCCTCGCCCCTGGTCTCGATCCAGACATCGCCCTCGAGATCGCGTGCCAGGACACGACCGGCAGGAGGAGCGTCCTGCATGTGTATGTAAATGTGCCGACCGCCCGATGGCGTGACCGCTACCGATGACTCGAGCAGCAGCTGCATGAGCTCATGATCGCCCTCGACAAGAAACATCAGGCTCGTGTACGCGGTCTCGGACTCGAGGTCGAGCACAAGAAGGTTACGACTGATCCGACCGCACACGACGCCGATGCCATAGGCTGCATCAGCATGTGCGAACCAGTGGTCGATCTCACGATCGAGCGGATGCGCGGTGCGATACGGTGACCAGGAGCGACGGCCCTCATGCTCGGGAAGATGCCGGCCTGATGGCGCTTTATTCCGCCCGATTGGAAAGATGCTGTATCCATCGGCCAGCAAGTTACGCGCACTCATATGCACATCAGTCATGATCACTACCCTCCTGGTTACCTTCTTCGAGATCCACATCCTCGTCGTATCGCGAGATCTTGATCGACGGCCTGCATGCCAGTCGCAGTCGCACGCTACCTCGGCCGATCTCCTGCACCGTGATCACTCCGAGGATCATCGGATCCTCGGCGTCGTCGCGCTGGATGTGCAGCACGACATTTTCGCCGCGTCGTCTCGTCAGGCTCAGTCCTCTCATATGCTTGCCCCTCCATGGCTATCCTGACCAGATCCTCCACCAGCTCGTCCACCGACACGCCACGCGCGCCGGACATATATCGCAGTCGCTGCGATGTCTCGTCTGTCATCTCAATGCGCATGCGCGTTTGGTAACATGGGCGCAATGTCGTCGTCGTCTCCTGCTCGAGGTCGACGCTGTAAACGAACAGCGTCCAGGTGGTATCGCCGAACTCGCAGTCGACCTCGCGCAGGACATCGTCACTACCTCGCAGCACGGCGCGCGTGCCGCGCCTGTCGACCCTGACCGACTGCACGACATGATCCAGTCCGAGATGTCGCACGACCCGGTCGATCGGGCTGCGGCTGATTTCGATTTGCCCCATAGCGCTGCACCTCAGTGACGGGTATCGCGTACACGGTCCCGATCATCTCCGCGGACATGACGCCGCGCGTGATCGCATATCGCACCGCTCGCGGCGTGACGCCGAGCATCTCGGCCGCGGTCACGACGCTGACTCGTTGCGGTTGTTTTGCCATGATTGCCTCCTGCCGTCTTCCGGCGGGGGAACTTTACGCATGGCTCGATAATGAGTCAAGAAAAAAATTACTGCGAAAAATTAAACGAGACGGATGTCCCGTCTCTGGCATAGGTTAGGGATCCGGAAATTCTCAAGGCTGGGCTCGAGCATCCAGTCCCGAGAATCCCGCAGACGATCATCAGCAGCAGTAGTCGGTATCGCATCCTGCACCTCCTCGGGGATATCATCGACATCTCGTCGGAGGATCTGCATGACGACACGCGAGGCCGCACTGATACTCGGGGTCGGTGACCGGTACATTCGGCACCTTATCGAGATCGGACGACTGCGGACTCGCGGTGGTGCAGGCCGGCATCAGCTCGTGCGCGAGGATGTCATGCGACTCATGGAGTCACGACAATGCCGCCGACCTCGGTCTCGGTGACGCTTCCGATACCGCCGAGTGTCAACGCGATCTGGCGATGCCAGGGCAGGCGCATCAGGAAATCGAAAATCTACCGCAACTGGTGCACATCCTGCGATGTCATCGCACTGCAGGGCATGATCCCTCGCCCGCGATACGCTCGACCCGTCTCGGTCGAGATCATCGTGCGATCCGGACACGGATGGCGACGGGGTCGAGATTTGGACAACACGGCAAAGCCGATCATCGACTGGCTCGTGTCCTGGCAAGTCCTCGAAAACGATGACTGGTCGATCGTGCAGCATGTCACGATCTCGCTCGACACGATGCCGCGGCCAGCAGCGTGCGTCGATGTGACCGTCAGGATTGCGCAATAGGCCACCTATTTTTTTAGACGACTGTCCGGCCAACATTCCGGAGATCGTCGATTCTAGGCCCAGTTATGCGAAACTGGTGGCCAACGATGCGCCACCTGATGCCGGCCTGATCACGGCCTCGCATACGCGCGCGCGCGCGCGCGAGTGTATCGAGCCTCAGATTTTTTTTGTGAGGCGGAACGACAGTGGAGCCGAAATGAAAAAAATCACTAGGCTCACTATCACGAACACGATACTTTGAAGTGTCAGTTATAGTGATTAAATACAGTGTATTTAAGAGCAAAAATCGTGCCAAACGATCACGGCGTCGTGGTCCTCGGCTCGGTGCACTCGCTCCCTATCGGTCGCCTCGTTGCCCTCGCCGAGGACTGGACGCTGTGGCAGATCGCATCCCGCATCATCGACCAGCGAGGTCCGTGTCACGACCGTCACGGAGTCGCGACACACGCGCCTCGGCACACGAGCGCGGATACGATCGCACTTGGCGTCGCTGGCGCCTCATGATCCTGCGCGAGGAGCCCGTCTGTCGCATGTGCGGTGGATCCGCGGATCAGGTCGATCACATCGTTCCGTTACGCGCAGGAGGCACGAACGATCGCGCTAACCTCCAGCCACTGTGCGCGTCGTGTCACTCGACGAAAACGGCGCAAGATCGGTTGCGTTTCAAGCTCGGTCCGGAATAGCATTATGGCATGAAAATCCGCATCCTCCAGCACATGGTCGGCACGATCGTCAGCTATCAGTCCGGTGACATCGTCGACATGCCCGATCACGACGCCCGACTTGCGATCTCGGCCGGCATCGCGGTGCCCGTCGATGACACGCCCGCGGCTCCGATCCAGATACCCGAGCCCGAGATCCCTGAACGCGCGCGATCTCGCAGCAGACGGGAGACCAGGTGAATCTCGTCACGCTCGTCGAGCCCGCTGTCGAGCCGGTCACGCTGGCCGAGGCGAAAGCGCACCTGCGCGTCGACAGCTCGGACGAGGACAGCACGATCTCGATGCTGATCACCGCGGCTCGCATCCATGTCGAGCGATACACGAGACGCAGCCTCGTCTACACGGCGCATCGACTCCTGCTGGACGCATGGCCACACGACATCGAGCTCCCGAGATCGCCCGCAGTCGTCGCGGCCGCAAACACGGTCACGGGGATCGCATACGCGACACCGCGGATCCGGTACTATGACGAAAACGGAGTCCAGCAGACGCTCACCTACGCGGCCCAGGACTTCGACGCGTTGGTCAACGACAATCCGCCACGGCTCGTGCTGTATCCAGACACGACCTGGCCATCGCTGCAGACGGCGCTGCGAGGCGGGATCGAGATCGACTGGATCGCGGGATACGGCGCCGCGGCCGCATCCGTGCCGGCCCCTCTCAAGCTCGTGATCCGCATGCTCGTGTCGCACTGGTTCGAGCTGCGCGAGGCGGTCGCTCCTGGCACGATGTCGACCGTGCCGATGGCGGTCGAGTCGATCCTCATGGCATATCAGGACGGGAGTCTCGGCTGATGGCACGGCGCACGCTGATCGGCGAGCTGCGCCACCGCATCGAGATCCAGTCCTCGACCGAGGCGGCCGATTCGTTCGGGCAGGATGTGCGCACCTGGTCGACATACGCGACCGTGTGGGCCGCTGTCGAGATGAGCTCCGGCTCCGAGATCCAGGTCGGATCGTCTCAGCAGGCGCTGTCCCCGTATCGTGTCATCATCCGGTATCGCGGCGATGTCCGTCCGTCGCATAGGATCGTCCATGGCTCGCGCATCCTCGAGGTCGTGAGCGTGATGGATGTGACAGGATACGGGACGCACGAGACGATATCCTGTATCGAGTCGACGCCAGGCATGGTGACGACCAGCACGACGACGACTAGCACGACGACGACGGGAGCATGAGATTTCGACGGTCATCTAGGAGCTGATCATGCCTGATGTTTTTAGCAATCTGACCGAGGGCATCACGAGTCCGGCGGACAATCTCGTTGCCATTACGCCATCGGACTCGACAGATCTCGGCAACACGAGCCGCGCTATCTATGTGGGCGGCGCCGGCAACATCGTGGTGACGCCCGCTGCCGGCGGATCAAATGTGACGCTAACTGTTGTCGCTGGCGCGATCCTGCCGATCCGGGTAAGCCGCGTTCTGTCGACTGGCACCACGGCGACTGGATTGGTCAACCTGTACTGAGGCGATCATGCAAATTGGATTCGGAATATCGCCGA